CACATGGGCGGCAACAGCGCCTTCAACTTTGCCAGGGACGTGGACGAGTGCTTGGAGACAGGAGACATGCGGTTGCCGGGGTATCCCCGGGACCCCGAAGTTGTTGGAGACAGAGACGATTATCGCGAACTTGGTCTTGAGACAGCAGGCAGACCCGTTGGACCGTTCATCAAGAAGTGGATGAAGGAGGATGATCCTTACGCGCTCATGGTCTTGAAGACCTATGATCCCGAGGAGATCTTGAATTCTTCTGAGTTTTCTATGTTTCGAGACTACCAGCGGGCAGGCCACATCACTTACACAGATCGCAGCCCTTATGCTCATGGCCCAGACGGTCGCGTTGTTGCCGAGAAGGTCGCTACTTGCGATGTTCAGCCCGGCTTCAAGCAGAACCCCCAGGCTAAGGCCCTTGGACCTGAGCAGAAGAAGATTATGCAGGCGATCCTTGAGAGTGATCTGGGTAAAGACATCAAGTTGAGCGAGTTCTTCGCTCCTCCCACGACGTGGGACGCTGTGCACGACTCCCTCAAGTCCCAGCTCGGCCGCAAGACCAAGACGTCCTTGAAGGGTCACGAGATCCCCGCTTTGGAGAAAACAATCGAAATTGCGGCGGAGATGCCAGTGACTGACTACACCACCTTTACCACCTGGCATGATCAGGTGGTCAAGGTTTTCGAAGGACTCGACATGACGAAATCCGCAGGGTGGAGCGCCAGGTTCAAACCCGGCAACAAGTCTACTTGGAATACCCCTGAGGGAAAATCGGAGTTGTCGTATCTGACGAGGTGTCGGATGCTCTTGCGGTTGGTCTGGGGCTCGGATCGCATGCGGCGCATGGCCCCGGACGACATGGTCAAGCAGGGCCTTGTCGATCCGCGCGAACTTTTTATCAAGGAGGAACCCCACGGTGCTGACAAAGTCAAGTCCAAACGTTGGCGTTTGATTTGGAACGTGTCCCTTGTGGACACGATGTGTCAGGGCGTGGTTCACAAGAAGGCAAACCAGGACGCCATTTATGCCTACCAGAAGCAGCCCAGCACGGCCACCTCGGTGGTCGGCATGGGCCATCACGACGCTGGAGTGGCAGACCTTGGCAAGGTCTTGGATCGCCTCGTGGACAACGGCTTGCACGACGTTCCCCCGAGTCCGAATCTCCCCGTGCACGACTCAGACGCAACAGGTTGGGACATGTCTGTCAACCGCGACGGCATCATGCTCGATGCATGGCGCCGGATCCTGCAGTGCGGCTTCTACAACGCGGCTCCCGAGGCCGAGATCAATCGGAAGTTCATGGAGGCGTCGTATTTGATGGAGACTGTCAAGG